TGTCACCACCAGCCGTAGCGTAAGTCACACCACCACCGAGAGTCGTAGTGGTCTGAAAGGTACCACCATCAACCCGCCGAACATGAATCTTGTTGTCCAACGAGTCCACGTTGTCGATCACAAGGAAGTACCCTGCATTTCGCTTCGTGGTTCCAGTACTATCGTACAAGTCCACCATCATCCCGGAGCGGAACCGATGCACACGACCTGACGCACTCGTTCCCGAGAGGTCAAAAATCATAATTGCCGTGTCCGCAGCAGGCGCAGTCTTGTTGGCCACATTGGCCGAACTATCCCCAATGTCCGCCAGCTCACCCGTACTTGCTGAAGAACTATAGAAGATCGCTGCCTCCTGTTGAGCAAGGAGGTCCGCTACGCCCTTCATATTCTGGGCAACCACTGAACCAATAGAAGCATTCAAGCGGTCCGCACGCAGAATCTGGTGGGGCAGGTAGAAGTTACCACGGTGCTCAATGAGCGTGACGTTCGTCTGGACAAACGCCGGAGCGGTAACTTCGTCCACAGCCTGGAAGGACTGGGGGGTGTCGTACATGTTAAACCCAAGCGGCCCAGAAAGGGTGTTACCCCCTGCCGCACTCATAAACTTGGCCCCACCGGCAACACCGGTGACCCAGGTTTTTAGTACCTGCCACCCCCGACCAATCCCTTGGTTCCGCACAACATTCATGCTGGACCGACGGATCATCGGGTAGACAGGGTCCAAGTCCCACAGAGACTCAAAGATCGTCGGAACAATCCTCTGCTCCATTGTGAGTTGGACAGCATCAGTGATCGTGGCGATAAAACACCACCTTTCTTCTTACGCTACAAGTTGCTTTGCAAGACGCAACTGATTAGCAATGTGTTCTCGCTGGCACAGGTTCTCCTCCCTAATCTTGCAAGGGCTACGTCCTATGTTCAGCAATGGACCAAATTTCGAGGCCAGATCAGCTTGCTCTCCTTTGCTTACCAAACTACCTCGAATCTTCCGAAGGAACTCGCAGGCCGCAATTCTCTGCACTCCATCCAATGTCTGCTTCTGAAATTGCCAGGGGGCCTCTCCGAGAAGTTTTTTTGGTCTGGACTTTTCGGTAGTCCACTCCCACTAAGATTTGCCTCGCTCAGCCTGGGCTTGGTGGTAAGCCATAGTCTCCAGGATATTCTGCTCGAAGGAATCCCCTTCGGTAGAAGGTACGTGGTCAGGAAGCTGCTTTGGATAGACTTCTGTATCACCGCCGCCAGGAGCATGGCCAAGACCCGTGTGAGTCCTGTTGCCGGGGGTACCAAGAGCTTGCAGATGCTCCCTTATTTCAGGGAGGACCTCCGCAAGAATACGGGCCCCATCTCCAAAGTCGCCGTTGAACGAATCGAGTCGTCCTCGAATCTTCTCATCCACATATTGGCGGATAGCCACACGTCCCGTAGGGGTCTGGCTATTCATATTATAGGCGATCTGATCGTCCTTGTCAAGTGCATTCTGGACAATTTGGTCAATTCTTTCTTTTTCTACTCCCCTGGCCATCCTTTGGAGGTCAGGGGCTAGCATAGAATAGTCCACTTCGGTAGGTGCTTGAGGCCGAGTCTGACGATTTGCACCTCGACTAGAATCTTCAAAGTAGTCGTTTACGATGTCTTCATCGTCCTCATCATCCTCATCTCCAAAGGTCCGAGCCGCAATCTCTTCGACCTTATCACCGGGCACTCCGTACTGTGCTCCGATTCGACGGAAGGCATCGATGTCGCCCTCCTTAAAAACCATCTCCATGTCCTCCTCAATAGCAATAGCTCTGGCATTCTCTTTCCGCGTAGTGGCAGCATCCTGGAACGCTTCACGTCCAGCCGCCCCCGTCTGAGCTTCTGAGACCAACTTATCGAGGGTCCACTGCTCCTGCCGTCCATTGACCACCACATTGTACAACCGTGTCTGATCTGGATGTGGTGCATTCGCCAAACTAGGATGCACCTGATCATTGGGAATCTGGATAACAGTCGAATCATCCGCTGCCCCAGGGGTGTGCCGTTCGTCCGTCCTGTTGGTAGGATCAGTAGGCATTACTCATTCTCCTTCGTATTAAGGGGTTCATAGCGTTCCACGAACGCTTCCAAGTCCAAAAACCATCCATCCCTCTGCGGGCGTTCTAGAGTACGAAGTGCCTTAATCCATACAGTCAAGTCAGTCCCTTCTTCAAAGACAGAGGCAGACACCTCAAGTCCAGTCTTCTTGTTTCGGTATAACGCCATCCTCATTCCCCCTTGTTAAAAGGGACCTCCCGGTCCCCCTCCAGCCTGTTGCTGTTGCTGGACCATTTGTTGTTGAGCCGCTGCTGCCTCCTCCGGCGGAGGCAACTCACTCGGGAACCTCTGGCCCGCGAGAATCTCCAGGTCCAACTTCCACGTCTCAAACGCCTTTCTAACTACCTCACTAGAAAGACTGTACTCAATCTTGTTCATAAACTCCTGCAACTTAATGAGTTGGATGTCAGGATTCTGAGTGTGCTCCCCTATGTCCAAGTTGCCCGGCGTCTGGCCATCCCGGAACAGCGTAATGATCTGCCAAGTAGCCTTCCGCCATGTCTCCCATAGTTCCCTGGGAGCCCCCGGCATATCAAGGTTCTCCTCCATCGCAGTAATCCAAAACCGTGTCGGGTCAACCAGTTGCATGGAGAATAGTTCCTTCAACTCCTGCTTCCTGATTTCCCGGTCCCTGGGCAGCCGGTCCTTGATATCGACTTTGATCTCCCACGGTTGTGGAATCGGGTTCTCAGCCAACTTCATGTCCCCGGTCTGTGGGTCCAGGATAACACCCGCAATAGCATCATCTATCGTCGCCAGCTTGATGGTCTCCCCGGGTGCCAGACGTTCCTTAGCCACCTGCAACATACGCGAATAGACGCCGGAAAAGGCGTCAGCAAGTCCATGAGAAGGCAGCCCAAGGGATATGTTACCAGTGTTAAAAAGGAACCCAAGACCAGCAGCAGAGTCAATCCGTCCACTTGTTTCTCCTTGGAAGGCAGGGCCCTGCCCCGACAACTTTTGCATAATACCCCCTGCAATGTCAGCCACCTTGGCTGGCATCAGTCCCGTGTTCGAGGGTGTAAGAGTGAATGGCACAAGGTTCGGGTTTAGGGGGTCCGGCTCAAACTTCTCCACCTTCGGACGCGGTCCCGTCCGCCACCTCTTAATATCAATACCGGATGCACCCGGAATGAAGAGAGTCCCGAACATATCCAGTTCCTGGATGTTCTTGAAGAGGGACTGAAGCATCTTCTCAATCTGGTCATTCATCGGCATTAAAGGAGCAATATAGCCCCTGGCAAACATCTTGCCAATGTCTGTATGCCGAGCTACATGGAGAGGACAAAGCACCCTTACCTTCTGTTCCTCAAAATTCTCATCCAGTATAATCTTCTTCCCAACCTTAATGATGAACCTAGCTACAAACTGCTGGGTATCATCATAAATGTAAATCTCCTCCAGCGGAACATACAATCTGCCGTCCCTTCGAGGTCCAGGGCGGTCATTATAGCCAATACTCCCTTTAGTGATATTCACTCCAATGCCGTCAGAATTAGGGGCCCATGTCGCACTTGCACCCTGTGCCGACGAATCATAATCATATGAATCCGGGGGAGGGCCCCCCCATGGGACATCACGAGCATCCATTGTGGTCTCAGGTCTCTTGAGATCGATACGTTTGTCAAACACGTCCTTCATGCGGTCCGCAAACCACCGGATTGGTACCCACCTCTTCCGGGAGATACCCATCAGGTTCCCGGTCCCATCCACCCATGATGGGATTCCACGTAATTGCCGAGCCGGAACAATCTCAATCTGATCCGGCATATCAACAAAACCAGTCTCGATGTGGTTCAGACCCACTGTCCCATGTTTAAGAAAAGGAATCAGGGCCTGCCTCTTAATGGATTCCAAGGGGAGCGGAGCCGACAGAGCCCCGAGGGTTGCGGCTCCGATTGCGGCCTTACGGAGAGCGTCAAGGGACTCGCCCTTTTTCCCTGCAGTTGGAAGAATCTCCATCTTCATGTACCGGCCCATTTCCGACAGGTACAACCGCACGATCTCCTCATACCGCATATCAAGCTCGCCCTTGGCATTCTCAAAGGCAATTTCCAGACCCCCGCTCCACCGGTCCATAATCTTGAACTGCCGCACTCCTGCCAAGTAGGCATCAATAATCTTGTGGGTTGTGATGTGAACATTGGCTTCCTGCTCCGCCGGAATCAACTCGGCATCAAGAGCGTCCACT